GAGGCGCTTGCAAATGCAACGCCTGCGACCGATCCGGCCGCGCTTGCAACGCTGGCAGCAGCCATGAAGGCCGCAGATCCAGTGCAGACGGCTGTGCAAACCTTTGCCCCCGAGGTCCCGGATCTTCCCGCGATTATCGATGTCCCTACGCTTAACGTGGCAAGTCTTGCCCCACAGTCGGCTCCTGCGGCGAACGCTCCTGCGGCGCAGACCTCAACGGGTCCAACAGCCATGTCCTCGACAAGCTATGGGCCGCTCACTGCCATGTCTTCGACAAATTTTGGGCCGCCGACAGACATGTCCTCAACGAGTTTTGGACCAGACGCTGACCCAAGCTATTCGCTTGACAATGCTCTTGGCGGCCTTGGCGGTGATGGATCAGGGGCTGAACAACCGGGCGCTCTTGCATCTTTGAGTGCGACGACACAGGGGCAAGGCGGCCCGACATCCGCGCCGCAGTTTGCGCCGGCGGCTGCTGTTGCTGCCGCTATCGCAAAAGAAACGGGCCGCGCGTTTAGCCTTCCCGAATTGAATTACCTGCTCTACGGGTACGGGCCAGAAGCCGCGTTCTACAAGCCTACGGCGGCCCGTGGCGGCTATTTCGATGCCGATGCGTACTTTGCCAACGGCGGGCTGGTGGCGTCTCCTACGCCTCCCGTGCAGCCGACTGTGGCGGCGGCCCCGACAATGGCCTACACCGATGGGCAAGGGCCTGTTGGAGCGGTTGCTGCGCCGCCGGCAATGGCTCCGTCCGACATGTTTGGCTCTGATGCCCCGCATGCCTCACCAATGGCATTTGCGCCCGCTGCGGCCGCACCGACACTGACGCCAGATAGCCCAAGCTTGGCTACTTACAACGTCAATGCTACGCCTGTGGCCGCTCCGATATCGCAAAACCCGAATTTAGGGTATTCTCTCGGCTTGCCGCCGCTCTCCGCGCTTAAGGGTTAATCCATGGAAGACGAAGATCTGGGTCAAGAAGTCGAGATGGAGCAGGACGAGCTTGAAGTCGAGGAAAACGACGACGGCTCGGCCATTGTGACGCTCGACCAGCCCGAAGAAGCTGAAAAAGCGGAATTTTATTCCAATCTCGCCGAGGACATGCCGACGTTCGACCGCATGACGGTCTCGTCGCAACTCCTTGAATTTATCGAGCGTGACAAAGAAGCTCGATCACTGCGCGATAAGCAGTACGAGGAGGGCCTCCGTCGCACCGGCCTCGGCGATGATGCGCCCGGCGGCGCCAACTTCCAAGGCGCAAGCAAGGTCGTGCACCCGATGCTGACCGAAGCTTGCGTCGATTTCTCTTCCCGCGTTGGCAAAGAGATCTTGCCGGCCAACGGCCCGGTCAAAGAGCAAATCCCCGGCGAGATTACGATTGAAAAGCTGGAGAAGGCCAAGCGCGTCAAAAGCTTTATGAACTGGCAGCTAACGCACCAGATGACTGAATTCCGTCCAGAGATGGAACAGCTTCTGACGCAGGTGCCGCTGGGTGGCGCTCAGTATCTCAAGCTGATCTGGGACGAGCAGAAGAACCGCCCGACCGCGCTCTTCATCCCGATTGACGATGTCTATCTGCCCTACAGCGCCACAAGCTTCTACAGCGCCGAGCGCAAGACGCATGTGCAGTACATCACCAAGATGGAATTCGAAAAGCGTGTCGGCACTGGCATGTATCGCGACATCAATCTCGTCGCGCCGCAAGAGCCGGAACTGACAGGGCCACAGAAGGCCAACAACAAGATCGAAGGTCGCGAGCAGACGTCTTATAATGAAGACGGTTTGCGCACTGTTTTCGAGATTTACTGCTATCTCGACTTCGAGGACAATTTCGGCCTCGCGCCCTACATCGTCACCATCGACCACACGACGAAAGAGATCCTTGCGATCTATCGCAACTGGGATCCCGATGATGAAAATCAGGAAGAGCTGATCCACATCATCGAATATCCGTTCGTGCCATGGCGTGGCGCCTATCCGATTGGCTTGCCGCACATGATCGGCAGCTTGTCGGCGGCAGCGACAGGCGCGTTGCGCGCGTTGCTGGATTCCGCGCACATCAACAATTTCCCCGGCATGCTGAAGCTGAAGGGTGGCTCGCGCGGTGGTCAGTCTGACCGCATCGAGCCGACACAGGTCACCGAGATCGAAGGCGGCGTTGGTGTCGATGACATCCGCAAGATCGCGATGCCTGTGCCCTTTAACCCGCCAAACGCAGTGCTTTTCTCTCTGCTTGGTTTTGTGACCGACGCCGCTCGCGGCGTTGTCCGCACCACCTTTGAGAAGATGCAAGACCAGAACCCGAACCAGCCTGTCGGCACAACGCTGGCGTTGATGGAACAGGGCATGACGGTCTTCTCGGCCATTCATGCGCGTTTGCACAATTCCATGCAGATGACGCTGCGCGTTCTGCATCGCCTGAACAAAAACAACCTGACCGATGAGTATATTGAGAAGGTCACTGGCGAAGAGATGTGCAAGGCCGAGGATTTCCGGGGCCCGATGGACATCATTCCGGTTTCGGATCCGAACATCTTCTCCGAGGCGCAGCGTTTTGCGCAGGTGCAGGCCGTTGCGCAGCGCGCTGCGGCGCAGCCAAACATCTACGACCCCTACAAGGTCGAAGAACTGATCCTGTCGCAGCTCAAGGTGCCAGACTACAAGTCGCTCTTGAAGAAGCAGCCAGAGCCGATTGAGCTGAACGCGGTCAACGAAAATCTCGCGCTGACGCTCGGCCGTCCCGTTGCTGCATTCCCCATGCAGGACCATCTGGCGCATCTGCAAGTGCATCTGGATTATTTGCAAAGCCCGATGTTCGGCATGAACCCGCTGATCGGGCCTATCTTCATTCCGGGCGTCTTGCAGCACATCAAAGAGCACATGGCGTACTGGTACTCTCTCAGCATGTATGAGGGCACGAGCGCGGCTGTTGGCGTGCCGCTCGACATCTTCCTTGAGAAGAAAGACGAGATGGTTTCGGCAGAACTCGACAAGACGCTGGCAATGGCGTCGCAAAGGTTCATGCCTGAGATCCAGAGCACGCTCTCTGGCGTCCCGCCTGTCATTCAGCAGGCCATGCAGGTCATGGCCCAGCTTGGTCCGAAGCAGCCTGTCGATCCGTCTGAACTCTTGCAGGCAGAGACGCAGCGCAAGGCGGCCTATGATCAGGGCAAGCTTGCCATTGATCAGGCGCGTCTGGAACGCGAATCGCAGCTTGACCAGATCAAGCAGCAGGAGCGCGAAGCTGAGATCGCAGCCAAGGTGGCCATGAACCGCGAGGACAACATGACCGCAAAAGAACTTGCCGTGTTTGAGGCCGAACAGGGCATTAAGACACCTTATTCAACAGGCCGTGGCATCAACCCATAGGTGAACAATGGACAATAGCCTCCTCCCCCAGCATAAGCGCCTCGCCATGGGGCTTCCCGTCAACGACGCGCCTGCCGGTTCGTCGAAGAACATGACCGGCGACATGGTCAAGCCGCACAAGCCCTACGGCATCCACAAGAATCTTTCGGGCATGAGCGACAAGGGCAAGAAGTCAGGACTTATGTCCTTCAATGGGAAAAAATAACCATTGACAAGGCTTCTATATGATTGAAATCATCATCAAGCGGCTACTCGAAGAGCAATCTCGGGTAGCCCATGAAACTATGGAGCAGCCCGGCGACGGCTCGATATTCGAGTACGGGCGCAGGGCAGGGATCTACGCCGGTCTGGGCCGCGCTATTGCGGTCATTGAGGAGACCTTGGCACAAGGTGAAGAGGACGAACGGCATGACAAACGCCATCGTGTCAGAGCAGCATACGGGGAATGACGAAGACATCTTCCCAGTCGTTGATCCAAACGGAGAGCCCTTTGGTTCCCGCGTTTTGGTTCAAATCCGCCGCCCTAAACAGAAAAAGGGCAGCATCTATCTTGTCGAAAACACCACCAAGACCGAGCTTGACAACACCTGTGTTGCCAAAGTGGTTGCTGTCGGCCCGCTGGCCTACAAGAACCGCAACACCATGGAGCCTTGGACAGAAGGCCAGTGGTGCGATGTCGGTTCTTATGTGTTCGTCCCCAAATACGGCGGCATTCGCTGGGAAGTTCCTTGCGAGGAAACCGATCTGTACCCCGGCAAGGTTCAGTTTGCCCTCTTTGATGATCTCAACATGTTGATGAAAGTCAGAGACCCGCGCAAATCTGACACGCTGATTTAATGGAGGACGCCATGAACAGCACCGAAAAAGCAGAAATGCAGGAAGAAGAATTCGAAATCATCGAAGGCGATGAGCCCGTAGAGGAGCAGCAGGAAGAGCAGGAAGAAGACGCCCGCCTTTCTGATGATCGCAACGATGAAGAAGACGCCCGCCGCGAAGCCAAGCGGCAGGAACGCCGGCGCCGCAAGGAAAACCAGCGGTACGCTCGCGACAAGACCAAAGAAGAGATGCAGTGGCTCATGGAGCAGAACCGCGCTCTTCAGCAGCGTCTTGAGGCGGTCGAGACCCACGCCATCTCCGCCCAGAAGGGCAGCCTTGACCAGAACTATAATCAGGCACTCTATGGCGTGCAGGCGGCCGAGCAGGCCCTCGCTAAGGCCATTGAGATCGGCGATGGCAGCCGCGTGCCCGAACTCCTTCGCCATCGCGATCAGGCCCTTGCCCGTGCTGCCGAGATCAACCGCACCAAGCAAAGCTTCGACCAGCCACGCCAACAGGCGCCGGCCAACAATGGCATCGTCGAGATGAAAGCCCGCCAGTGGGCGGCTGATAATTCGTGGTTCAACCCTAATGGCAAGGACAGCGATTCAGAGGTGGTGAAAGCCATCGATGCGGCGTTGGCCCGAGAGGGCATTGACCCGTCGAGCGATGCCTACTGGGACGAGTTGGACAACCGGCTTTCGAAGTATCTTCCGCACCGCTTTGCAGAAGAAGAAGATTCTGGTTATAGTCAGCCGAAAGGTGGCCGTCGCGGGCCGCCGGTCGGTGGCGGGCGTGAAATGAGCGCCCCCGGCTCAAAGAAGGTTTATGTCAGCGCCGAGCGCGTACAAGCGATGAAGGATGCTGGCTATTGGGATGACCCGGTTCTGCGCCAACGCATGTTGAAGCGTTATGCAGAAGTGGATCGTGAGTTGAAATCTGCACGCTGAAAAGGAGCGAGCTATGAACCTTGGTAACGATGATCGCCTCAAGAAAACGACCGACACGGGTCGCCGTAGCCGCGCGATGGATGATCGCAGCGTAACAGAGAGCCGAGAGCTTTCCGATGATGATCGTGTCCAGATGTTTCGTGATGCGTTTTATCAAAGCGCATTGCCTGATCTGCCGGAAATCCCCGGTTATCATGTGTGCTGGTTGACCACGACCAATCCGCGTGACCCCATTCAGGGCCGCTTCCGTCTCGGGTACGAGCCGGTTAAGCCCGAAGAAGTCCCCGGTTGGGAATACGCCTCGCTTAAGACCGGCGAATACGCCGGCCTGATCGGTGTGAATGAGATGATCGCAGCCAAGCTGCCTGACCGTCTTTATTACCGCCTCATGAGGGAAGCGCACCACGACGCGCCTCTGCGTGAGGAAGAACGGATCACATCGGACATGGATTCCATGAAAGAGCGCGCGCGTGGTTCAAAGAGCCGCATGATCGAGGAAGATGGCTTCAGTGAAATGCGTGAAGCACCGCCCGAACCTCAATTCGGGTAAAACCTCACCTAGCAAAAGGAATCGAGAATGTCCTCGACCAATGCTCCCTTCGGTATGCGCGCGGCCTATAGCCCGTCTGGCATTATCCGTCCGGTCGCTAGTACGATCACTAGCGGCTACAACACCGACATCTACACGGGCCAGCCCGTGAAGATCGGCACGAATGGTACGATTGAAGTTGCCGCTGCTGGCGAACGCCTTGTTGGCGCTTTTGCTGGTTGCCAGTACCTGCCTTCCGGCGCACAGCGTCCGGTTGTCTCGCCTAGCTGGCCTGCCAACGCAACCGCGACGGAAATCATCGCGTACTACACCTCTGACCCCTACATCGTTTACGAGATTCAGGCCGATGGCTCGATCTCGCAGGCGGAAGTCGGTCAGCAG